TAGAGAATCCCTTCAACGTGTACAGCAACCCGATCGGTCCACCGTCTATGGAAGGTGGTATCGCTGACGGTACACATGGTCCTGGCACTGCCTCCCAGTCGTTCACCAAAGATTTGAAGCGTATGCTGACAGATCTTGGTGTTCAGATTGGTTCTCTTGGTGCCGATGATAGTGGTAACTTAGTTTCTGCTATCACTGGACATGTTCAGGCAGGTAACAACATCCTGAAAAGTATTAGCAACATCTCTAACTATGTTGTCAATGCTGTCACAGGTATGGTGGCACCTATCAAAGACTATTTGGCACAGAAGATTCAGGAAGCAATCGGTAAGATTGTGAACCTGTTATCTAACCTCATCCCCCTTGGTGTGGTTACAACTGTGATTACACTGATCAAAAAGATCATTACGGATATTTTCTGTCAACCTGTTCCTGGTTGGATGCTGTCAGTAGTATATTGAGTGATATTGGTGGATTTGTTGACTCTATATTTGGAGTCATCATGAATGCCATCAATAAAGTCTTCAATATGATCACTGATTATGTGACGAAGGCACTGAAAAATATCCAACAGGCAATCTGTAAGGTTCTCAATACAGTTACCAAGGTCTTTGATATTATCCTGAGTGCTGTGCAGGCAATTCCTAAGATCCAAGAAGTTGCTCGTGCTGTTGATACTCTGTTCAAGATTGACTTCACTCAACTCAATTTTGCTAATGTTCTCAACCTGATCTCGTTGATCGTTGATATCATTGCATCGTTTGTTGATTGTGGTAGGAAGGCACGAAAACCGAAGAGTCAGGGGTGGATTCCACTATTAGGAACCACCGAATGTGCTGACACGGGTGCTCAACTTGCAGGTCCTGGCGGAGCGCAAGGTGGAGACTGTTCTAATCTTCAACCAGAAGGTAACAGTGGTAACTTCTTTGACAAATTCTTCCAGAACATGAATCCTTTCCTTATGGAAACGAAGATGTTCTTGAATGGTGCCAGAGAAATTGATGATGCTACGCCTGGGAAGGAAAAGCGCATCAGATCTGGTCCTGGTGGCGTCACCACCTTTGAGGATAAGCAAGGTAATGTTCACAAAAACGTTCCTAGCAATGAGACTGCGATCTTTGGTCGTGACCTCGTTCAGAACGTCAAGAACAATCTCGTTCATACCATCGAAGGTGATTACTATCTGAAAGTGATGGGTGACTTCCACCTTGAAGTCAATGGATCTTTCAACGAGCACACATCTAATGGTGCTGGTGGTAAGGCAGAGGGTAAGAACTATGCTGGCAATCCTCTCGGTAAGGATAACAATCAGTGGACGAAGCAAGCAACAACTGCTATCGACGCTGCTGTATCCAAACTGCAATCTGCCTCAAAGAATGTAAACTTTGAGGCAGGGGAAAAGGAAGCAAAGTCTGTACAAACCAAAGCAGGTGACCATGAGATCGCCTATCAAGGTGATTTGACTCTTCAAGGTAACCGCGTACGCATGAAGGGTATCTCTGGTATTACCATGGATGCTCCTGATGTGCATACAACTGCAACCACTATCACCAACAAAGCAACAGGTGAGATCGTAAACGAAGCATCGTGGATCACATCATTCCTCACATGTGGTAGGATGGATGTCATCGCGATTTTCCAGACTATGCCAGTCTTCACTGGATCTTATAGTCTGGTCAACGGTTCTATCGTTGATATTACGATGGACGGTCCTATGAACAGTCTTTGTCCTTCAATGCATGTTCGTATGGCACTGGGTAGCAAGGGTGCTGCTGGTATGGCAGACATCGTGACTGGTTCTGGTTCTGGTGCCCACATGACACTCGTGGCCACTCCGACAGGTGGCATAGGCGAGATTGTTACTGGCGGTAGCGGTGCTATTGTTAATCAGGTCTCGTCTGGTCTCCTGTCCCACGGGGTAGGTACTGGTCTTGCTGCCTTTGGGTGTGCCCTCGGTCCCACCCAAATCTACGGTCTACCTGTGATGCTTAACTAATGATCTCTCCTCAATTTATCAACCACGCCTTCATCTACTTCAACGAGCGTCGTATCGTTATTCAAGATGATGAAGGTTATGATGAAACCGTCAAGTTCCACTTTGACGAAGAAGGTGCCGAAGGGTTCGCCCACATCTGCAACTTCCTCCAAGACCGTCTCCCCTCTGATTCCCGTACTTATTGTTTCTGATATGAACGCACAGATTATCGAAGTGAAATTGGAAGAAATCGAAAACAATTTCGATTTTTGCTTGACTCTGGTAGAGCGGGGTCATACAATTAAGATAACTCAGGACGACAAACCCGCTGTGCTCATGGTTCCTGTCCCTGACTACCAGAAAGCACTCGATGTCATCGAGACTGCTAACAACCCACCGCTACCGCTTCCAGAAGGGTGGCAACCCGATCCCGTTGGAGTCCGACAGTATGTATCCGATGAACTCGCTGAAATGCAGAAGGAACTTAACAGTTGATGTGAAACTGTGGCGTAGTGATCATGATTGTAAGTGGCACTACACTCTTCTTGCTTATGAAGATGGCACTACCCTACATAGTAGTGCTAAGACCACGCTCAATGAAGCACTCAATGCGATCGAAGAACGTATCTACTCTCTCATGCAAGAGGAAGCGAACTGCCAATGAAGTTCAAAGTTACAAATGCCTTTTGTTATCTCGATACTTGTGGTATAGTTAGGATGTACATGATTGGTGGACTTCCGTTCACCTTTGATGACGAAGGATTTGACCCAACAGATCCTGATGTGGTAGCAGCAGCAAACTGCAACCCACACTTTAAGATGGAAGACCTATACCGATGGTCCTCTTATCTCATCGAAGAAGAATGTCATCCTATTCTCTTTGATATGTCTGAGTTAATTGAAAATTACCAAGATGTGCCTGATTAGCTCAGCTGGATAGAGCAACGGTTTTGTAAACCGTAGGTCGTCGGTTCAAGTCCGACATCAGGCTCTCACATTCCTCCTTAGTTCAGCGGTAGAACGAACGACTGTTAATCGTTAAGTCCCTGGTTCGATCCCAGGAGGGGGAGTTGTTACACCTAGAAGCATGTGGAGACTCTGGTGCTATGCACTCGGAAAAAAAGAAGGACGTGAGAAAAGAGAGGCAGATGTCATTGCTGGTATACGCACTCTTATACTTCTCACTTATCTTGTCACTAATTGTTTCATTGTCGCAGGGGTGATCCGCCACTGGAATAACAGTGGCACGACCGTTTGGATCTGTGCAGACAGACCCAGAGGTGGTTACTGGTGCGGGCAACGTTGACAGATCTGCCCAAAATGCCTATAATGTCCTTGTCCGTGTGAAGGATGTGCTCTATGACACTCAATGAAAATTTCTATAATGAAATTGTCAAAGATCTAGATTGCAACCCTTGGTGTGTCCCTCCCAAAGAGGGACGCCCTGAGGTTGTCAAACCAGATCCTAAAAAGTTCAACGATGACATATATGCCAAACAAAGGCGAAATCGTCTCGGAGACATAGTTGGTGACTATCTAAATGATGAAGAGGTTACTCCTCGACAGTTGTATGAAGAACTGCTGGCAGAAGTTGATGAATGGGTTCACTACCATCAACGTCACCTGAAAAGGTTTCAGGAATTCCAACTGTATATCCATGGACAAAGACCTGTGGACTTATAAATAACTTGGAAGAACAGCGTCGATGGTGATCAGTGGCAACTAAAAGAATATCACAACTTGATACGATTGCGGACGAACTGGTAACGGGAGAAGCAATTCTCCCTATCGTCATTTCGGATCCTCTGATTCCTAATAGAAAGTCTAAGGTTAATCAACTTTTCAGATCTATTTCTGCGGGATCAGCAGCAGCGCCAGGATTGGCGTTTGACTTGGATAGAGATACAGGTTTGTTCCAATCCAATGTGAATGAATTGGGTTTTACCTTTGGCAATTCTACTCTGTATAATACTAGAATCGCTAACACTGACGGTTCTGCAACTATCAGAACCACAGTTCAAGATTCGGCATCTGCCAATGCCAACATGATCATTCAACCACAAGGTAGTGGTTATTTTAGTGTCTCTGGTATTACTCAGTTTAACGATAGCACAACTTACTTTACTGGGGACCAAAACCCATCGAAGAGAGTTGTATTTAATGTTGACACTGTTTCGACTGCTGGTGGTACAAAGAGATTTGACTTTCCTTCGGTTGGTAGTAATACAGTAACAACTTTGGTTGCGACTGACACATTTCAGTCCATCACCAACAAAACCATCATCATTAAAGACTCGGATCTTAGCATCACTGGTTCTACTGATACCGCTAAGATTGCAAGATTCGAGACTGATGCATGGAATGCTCCTGGTCAAAAGATTTATCGTCTTCCTGACTTTGGTGCTACTGCCTCTCAATCTACTCTGATTGATGACATCACCAATCAGAATGTGTACAACAAGAACATGGTTAACCCCACGTTCTCTAATACACCATCTACTGATGAGAATGATCCTACTCGTTATGTGATCTTCAATTCATCTCTACTTACTAGCAATAGAACTGTTACGTTCCCCGACCTAAACGTAACTGTTGTGGGTGAGGCAGCAACACAAACTCTCACTAACAAAGTATACAAGGGTGCTATTTTTGAGGATGTCGCTGAGTCCTCCAAGAAGATTACATTCAATCTTGGCAACCTGAACGACAATACGAACTACTCTTGGACATTCCCTGAGGGTTCTGTTGTCGCACCACTAAATAATGGAACAGGTGCCAATGTTCTTGTCTCTGAGTTAGCAACGCAAACCCTTGTTAACAAGACCATGGAAGATATGAGGATTAACAATCCTGATAATCTGAACGGCATTGTCACTATTGATGTATCAAACATTGAAGAGGCGGTCACTATCAGATTCCCTGCTGGTGATGCAACACTTCTCTCCACAAACAACACTGAATCACTGGGCGTTAGTTTCGGTGGTGCAATCGCTGCTCCCGTACTTGGTGGGCAACTTAGACTCCAATCATTTTTCCAGGCAGGATGGTAATTAACAAATGACAGCAGGAAGACTCGCAGCGTCAAAACCCGCTGCCACTACTAATACAGAACTCTATCGAGTTAATATTGAATCAACAGCATCAACTGTGTTGACTGTTGCTAATCAGAGCGGTAGCGCCGCTACTTATCGTGCTGCTCTGAGAGATTATGATCAAATTCTGACTCTGGATGGCGATTATCCGTCTCAGTATAATTTTCAGAAAGGTAACCCAATTAGTGCCTATAAACTGAAAATCGCTCCTGGCATTACATTTACTTCTGCCGTTCCTGGTACAGACATTGCTAGTGTCAATGGTGGTATTGCTAAACTGCTAGATGTCTTCAAGGATACTGCAACCATCAATCGCTATGTTAGAGTTGACAAGGTGTACCCTATTGACACACTGGTTGATAACCTGATTGGTATTCTTGAAGTTGGTGAAACAATTACTGGTGCAACTTCTAGTTTGACTGGCACACTTCGTGCATTTGATGGTGTTACTGGTCAAATGTGGATGACCACCGCTGATGTAGGTGCTTCTGCAACAAGTGTTCAGGTTTCTCGTAACACTGGTCTTGCAGATGCCACTCTGCTGATGCTTACTTCCGACCCTGCTGCTACTGGTACAGAAATCATTCAAATTGATGCTTCTGGTATTAACACAACGACTAATGAGTTGACTGTTACCCGTGGTGTATATGGTACGACTGCTTCTGCTATCCCCGCTGGTAAGTTTGCTAAGTCTTT